GCCGCTCATCAACCGGTCGTGGCAGCTCACCAGCCGTCCGGAGGTGCGCAACATAATCGGGCAGTCTCAATCGTCCTTCAAGATGGCGGATGTACTGCGGGACAACAAGATCCTGCTCGTCAGCTTGAGCGGCCTGCCTTCAGAGACCTCGATGCTCCTGGGCACGCTGCTCGTCAACGCGCTCTGGACGGCCGCGCAGACCATGACACCGGAGAAGCCGAACTTCCTCTACCTGGACGAGTTCCAGTTGATGACTCGGCTTCCTATGGGCCTGGACGACATGCTTGCCCGAGCCCGCAAGCACAAGCTCCCGATGGTGCTTGGAACCCAGTACCTCGAAGACCTGCCGACCGAGCTGAAGAACGCGGTCATCAACAACGCACGCTCGCGGGTCATCTTCCAGTCGAGCGCCAAGGAAGCCCGTACGTGGATGAACGAGATGGGGAAGCAGCACGTCACCGAGAACGACTTCGTCCGCATCCGCAAGTATGAGGCTATTGCCCAGCTCGTCACTGACTCAGGTATCGGGACACCCGTGACCTTGAAGTCGCTCGCACCTATCAGGACGACAGGCGTAGCCAGGGAAGCCGTGAACATGAGTGCCGAGCGGTACGGGCGAGAGCTTCAAACCATCGAGTCTCAGATCGTTGAAGGCAGGCACGGAGCAGAGAAGCGCAGGCGTAAGGCACCGACCATCGGCATACGTGAGTTGGGTAGTGAGGGGAGCGTATAAGGCAACCACGCGCCCTCATCCATCACGTATGGGCGGGGGTGTTGTGGTCTTCCGTGAAAGACCTCATCGGCCAGAATCCTCGAAGTCGTTCGTCAAACTCGTGATGGCAGGTACGACATAGTACGATCATATTATTTGGCTGCTTAAATCCGCCTGACCAATGCGGGACTATGTGAGCCAGTTGCAAGTCATCAAGGGCATGACATCGTAGACATATAGGAGCTGGCCCCATTATGAGATCGCGTTCGGCTTGTGCGCGAACGAAGTAAGTGTCGGGGGCTTTGCTTCTAAACTTCCGGTTATACTCGGCGAGCTTAGCCCGGTTTCGCTTTCGGTACAAAGACTTGAGATGAAGCCGCGAGCAACGTTGAGAACAATAGCTCGTCTGCTTTCCGGTTAGTTCATTACCACATCTCTTGCACTGCATTACCCCAATACTATGATGGAGTCCCCTATCGAAGTCAATAGCACGCCTATTTTCTTGCTTCACAGGGGTGGAGGTAGTCCCCTCCCCTGGTATCAAAAATTCAGATGAAAAATTAACAGGGGTATGTGTTGTAAATAATAAAAGCAGACTCCGCCCGGGGAAGTGGTCGGGGAAGTGCTTTTCTAGTGTTGGGGAAGTGGTCGAGAGACACTAGAGGTATGAACAAGTTTTGTGTTCGGCCGCGTGAGAGCCCGTGTGTGCGAGCTTGAACGCCAGGACAAACAAATAGACGGCTCCGCGCTTGGAGCCGTCTTGCTGCGCGCCAGGACGCGAATTACGCGCGTTCTTGGACGAGATATCCAGCCGCAAACGACACGATGGCCGTGATGGCTGATGCGACTTCAGCAGGCATGTCGATGCCAAGTTGGCTGAGTATCCATATAAGCACGATGGATACCGAGCCTCCGATGCCGGCTGCCGCTACTTTCGCGGTTGGTACTGCTGTTGGTTGGTTGATAGGTGTCATATGCCTCCTTACTTGATGCCTAACGCATCTTTGATTGCTTGTAGTTTCTTGTCAGCGTCCGATACCGAAGCTGGAGCAGCGTTCTTGAGCTTCGCCTGAAGGTCGTAGATCTGCTGTTGCCACTTGTCCGTGCGAGCCTTTTGGCCGAGGGTGGCGTCCGCCTTGGCTTGTGCGACTACTTTTTGGTGGGACTTATACTCATCCGACTTCTTCACATCGTTGACAGTGAAGTCGATATCGTAATTTCCTACATAATGCGTGTAGGCGTCCGTGTCTGGCATGCGTCCAAGATGAGCGAGAAACACTGCCTCTAGTCCTTTACGTGTAATCATGTCACCTCCTTTCGCTGGTGTCGTCACTGCTGGTGCAGTCTGCTTATTCTCTATATAGCTCTTCACGCGGTAGAACGTCGGTGATCCCGTGCGCCAGCTAGACGATAGGGGATCAATGCGAGACGAGTAAACGCGGAAGTCACCGACCATCTTAGAAGGTGTACCGACGAGGCCGACGTTCTCTTCAAACACCATGTCTCCGGACAGGAGCACGCCTATATGGCCGAAGCCGTGGCCGTCCTGCTTCCACACCACTATGTCGCCACGCTTACGTTGAGCGGCTGGAACAACGGATGCCAAGCCTTGCCTGACGAGCGTGTCACCGTAGTCCTTGGCATCGCCCCTTGCGAGCTTCCAGTCCTGGACGTTGCACATGTCCCCGAGGAACCACTTGATGAGAGAGACGCACTGGCCGTCCAGTGTCGATGGGAACCCTTGGAAGTAGATCCCTACTCGCTCGGCTGCCCATGAGTCGGCGTTACTTGCCGCTGTCATCGTCTGGTTCCCCTACAGCGACAGCGGGTCGCGGTTCTTCTTCTGGTGTCTTGTCATCTGACATGTCACCTCCTTCCTTGTTACGGCTTACCTCCCACGATCGGGATCTGACGTATCAGAGCGAGGGGGAGGCTGATGATGTCCTGCACGAGCTGACGTACGGGCTGCTGGTTGTCGCCGCTGCTTGGCGGGTTGGACGTACCACCGTTTGATGAGCTGCCGCCTGACGTGCCCGAGCTGCCGCCTTGAGATGGCTGACTAGGCTGCGTGGCCGGCTGCTGGGTAGTCGGGGAGGGCAAGCCGGTACCGCGGGGCTGCACTGATGCGCTCTGGTTACTCGATGGGCTCGTGCTCGATGTGTCGTCGTTCTTCGTGATGCGGCAGGTCTGGATGTTCGCGATGGAACTGTTCGAGCGGTCACGCTGGGCGAAGAACTTCACAATGCAGTCGAGGTGCCGGTTGAGGTCGTCAATCTGCTTGTTCCGGCTGTTTGAGTCATCGCGCAACTGCTGAGCAATCGACTTGGTTTCTTCGAGTAGTTGGTTCTGTTGCTGGATCTGAGCGGCCTGTCTGGCGTTGTTGCCCGCGAGGAGTAGGAACATGGCCAGAACTGAGACGGCAATGATGGTCAGAGGTATCGTCGTGGCGTTACGTCGGAAAAAGCTAGCTATGCGATGAACGATCATCAGAGAAGTCCCTTGAGGTTAATGTCAACCCCGAGGCGGCTGGCAACGATGATGAGGCTAATTACTGCGGCAAGCGCAACAAGGTAGAGCACAGGTGAATTGAGATTGATATTGAGCTTCTTACCCTTGGACTTTTCGAGGTTCTTAATATCGTTCTTGACCTGATCTATGTCTGCCTGGGCAAGCTCGATGTCGCTACTCATCGACTGCGTATGAAGCTTTATGGCGCCGATGTCAGTCGATTGGTCGTCGGTCTTCTTCTCGATACGATCAATCGACTTCTGCAAGTTTTTCAGGAGTTCTGGTAGATAGTTTTCCGGCATAGAAGCGTCCATCGTGTACCTAGAGCCGGTTGGCTCTACGCATCCCTGTTAATCTTTTCATCGCCAGCCCCTCCTATCCAGCAGCCCATTATGCAAATGCTTCCCATATCACTTGGACGGTAGCTGTCGCTACGCTCGCGTTGAAGGTAAACCCATCTGTCGAGGTTGCCGAAATAGTTCCAAGCATTAGGTTGGTACCAAGTGGCGCGTCGATCCTCAATACCGAACCGCCAACCGCGCTACCACCTGCACCAGACGCATCGGCACTGCCGATGATGCAGTTTTGCGTTCCAGCTATCCTGTCGTACTGACCTATGCTGGTACTGAGGTTGTGGGTGCTGCTATATCCCTGCTGGAAAATCGCGGTTATTTTGATTGTCCGGGGGCGAAAACCTAGTCCAGTAATCACGGTATCCCCAGTTGCGCTCTTCGAGAACGTGCCTGATGCGGTTACCCGTGCGAGCTTCGTGTAAGCGACGCCGCCATCTTTGATTATCGGAGAGGCCATCGAGCGGACGTCAGTGATGTTCGGGTTGGTAATCTGCGATGCGCTGGCCGCTACGGCAATCTGCGCCAAGATGATGTACGGGTTGGATGCACCGATAGTCGTTTGTATTTGGCTCACGGTCGGTACCACTGGAGAGCCTGATGGAGTTCCCTTGACGTCAGCGAACTTGAGCACGTTGTTTTTGTTGTTGACGTCGGTTGGTGAGGTAGAGCCACTGACAGCGAGGTCGATATAAGCAACAATGTAGTCGATACGGGCCGAGGCATCTGCGGTGCCTATGGTGACCGACTCTCCACCTGACGTATCTACGGCAATAAAGAAGCCGTAGTTGTTCGGTGAGGTTCCAGTAGGTATGCGGCCACTACCGGTGCCTACGAGGACCGTCATGTTCGGCGAAGCCTGAGCGGTGACGGCGAGTCCCTCGATGACTTCACCTGTTAAGAAGCGGTTGAGCGCCAAAAAGGTGCCGTATTGATCTGTTGTTCCGCCATCGTAGTTGCTTACTAGCTTCGACATTCAGGGTTCTCGTATTTAAAGTTTTCTGCCCTTATCATAAAACAACCGCCGAGAATGTACCAGAGCCGACAACGAAGAAGTAAAACTTGAGACGCACCCAGCTAATCGTTACGCCGCTGCTATTCCATAGCTGTATATCCCATGTCTGGAGATTGCCAGACGGGAGCCGGCGCTCCATGACGACGATCGGTGTACCACTCGACGTGTAGGTATACATGAACCGATGAACCAAGCTGAGGTTGTCGAAGAGCGTGCTCGATGGTGTGAAGGTCACTCGCACGGTTACCGGAGTCGTTAAGGCGGCCGTGGTGATGTTGTCTACCTCAATGTCGTAGGGGTCAGCAGAGAAGACGCGGCCACTCAGAACGCTGTGACTACCGAGGCGCTGGTAGGTATTCAGCTCGTTGAGAGTCTGCTCCAGGTCGCGCACGCGCTTCGGAAGGCTGTTGTCTGGCAGAAGGTTCGTACGGTCCATAGCTATGCAACCGCCTGCACTATGAGCGCTACGTTGTCGGTCGCCAGGATGTATGCCTTCACGCCTATCGTGTCGGTGTTGTTGCCCCAGTCCACCGTGACGAACCACTGCTGCACGCCCGTTGAGTTGGAAGCCTTCGGGTATGGGTCGATGGTGACGAGCGAGGCAAGGTTTGCCAGGGTCTTCGGTACGTCGTTCACCCACACCTTCCAAACAAGGTCGGCAAGTAGAACGTCCTGGGTCTGCGCGGTCGCTGTGACGAGGAAGTGTTGAAAGTACGCGACAGCACCACCACCATGGCTAAGCGTGCCGCTCCAGTCGTACGTGGCTCCGGTGTCGACCTGCTTGTAGACGAGGTTGTGACCCCCGGCGTACTGAGCCGAACTCTTAAGCTCATTGACTTCACGCTCCAACCGGTCGAGGTATGAAGCGGCGTAGTTGTCCGGCAGTTGGGCGAGACGGGTCATGTGAGCACCCTCGTTACAGACAATGTGCCAGGCGAGGACCCGAGAGAGGCCGCCTTCATCCAGTACGTGAACTGAGCAGAGAAGGCGCTGATGCCGATCTTCCACTGCCACACGAGCGGATCGGTGTACTTGGCCGAGTTGCTTTGTGCGTAGCGTTCAACCGCGTTGTCGGTGTAGAGCCCGGACTGAATGAGGATCACGGTTCTCGTGCCATCGGTCCACTGGTTGTTCTGAGGACCGAGCCGGTTTGCTTCTATGGGACCTGTCGTGATGGTCGCGCTGTTGATAAAGATGTCGAACAAGCACATCTGTGTCGGGTACTGCTGCGTGCCGTCCGCCGTGAAGGTCACGGTGAAGATAGCTTGGTGCGTGGAGCCATCGTTGGCGCCTATCGTCTCGTTGAAGTCCCACGTGCTGTTTGTCTTGCTGAGATAGTTCAGCGTTCCTCCGGACCCGCTGACGCGCTGGGAGGTACGTAACTCCTTGAGTGTCGTGTCAATACCCTGCAAGCGAGTGACGAGCTGGTTTCCCGGTAGATGAGGGACGCGGTTATTCACTCTGGTTCACTCCGTAGTCGTCAAACGTCAGGACGATTGATTTCTCGAAGTCGTTCTCATCTATGGTGACGTCCATCTGCTCGACGCGGTACAGGCCGTTGATGTTGTCGAGCCAGGTGTGTGTCTTCACCACAAGAGGGATGCGGTCGCCAACGCTGATGAAGTTGCGACTTGGAACCTCGTTGCCCGTGATGGTGATGACCGGCAGCTCAAGGATGTCCTTCGCCAGTGAGAGGGATGCGGCAGTGTTCTGGTCGAGAGTGCCTTGGTTGATGACGCTGTTGAACTGCTCGATCTTCTCCCGTACGTAGTAGTTGAGCTGACTCGTGATGTCCGCCTGCGTGCTTGAGAGCTGGTCGTCACCGAAGCCCGAGCCGAGGCCGTAGACCTTGTTGAACAAGTTGATGCCGCTGCGGTCGAGCTGAAAGCCGGCCACGTTGCCCAGGGGGCCGCCGTAGATGAGGCTGATGTCCGTACGCCTGGCGCCGATCTGGCTGTAGGTCTGAAACACCTTGTCCCAGGAGAAGCCGAAGTCGAAGTGGCCATCCACGAGGCTTGTTAGCTCTTGGAGTTTCAGCTTCACGTTGTCGCGCTGGTAGGTGCGGTCACGAGTCACACCAGTGGCGTACTGCGAGGAGCCATTAGTCACGCCGACACTGCCGTTGGTCTGCGCCTGCGTGGTGGTGAGCATGTCGGTCGCGATGGTCGTGGCTTCAGTAGCCGTGTAGGTCTTGGTGATGTAGCGATCCTTGAAGAGGTTTAGGTAGCCGCTACAGGTGATGGTCACCGGAAAGGTGACGTCAGCACTGAGCGATCCTGCTGGCATAGCATCCGGAGCGAAGTTGAACGCGACGTCTACCACTTGAGCTCCGAACAGGTAGGAGCCATTGCGCTTCACCTTGACGTCAGTGACGTAGGGAGCGATGAGCGTGTGAGGGTCGGTGCCGCCGAGGTTGTCTAGGCAGTACGCCTCGAACTTGAAGAGATCAAGGTCGAACGTCAGGGTCTCGGCCTCGTTGCGCTTCAAGGTGTATCTCCGGTTTGAGCACAGCGCAGAGATGTCAGCGATGCGCTGGCCGCTTTGGCTCCAGAGTTCTATCTCGTACGGTCGATCAGCTCCGAAGTCCATCTATATGCCTCGTACACCGCTTCTCCACTCGATCGTCGCGGTTACTGGATCTGAGCTGTCTGAAGACGTGAGCTTGATGTCGTTGTTGCCCGGTAAGAGCTGCCACCAGGCGCTCGTTGTGGTCACGTACGGCAGCACAGAGCCGCCGTTCAACAGGACCGTGCGGTTCTTCATGTCGATGACCAACGTGTCTCCTGGAGCCGTCACGAGGCCCGACAGGAAGAAGAACTGGCCAGTCGTGACGTTGAGGAGGGTCGGATTGGTGACCTTGTCCGTGAGCGTGATGACGGGGTAGAGCGGAACGTCTCCCGTGTTGTTCACCGTGACTGGCATGCCGCCGGCCGCCCAGGTAAGTGGTGTCCAGCTAAGCGGCCACGTGAGACCACCACCGAGGCTGAGGGGGATGTTGGCCGAGTGCGACCCGCTTACGGAGTTGTCGTAGATGACCGGATCGGGAGCGAGAAGAGAGAGCTTGAAGGGAGCGCGGCTGATGGCACGCTGGATCGGCATGTCTAAGGAGTCGAGGTACGCCGTCAGTGTGTAGAGCGAGCCAGCGTTCGTCGTGATGTCCACTGTGATCGGGGACGTAGCGACAGCCGCGGCGAGGGCCTTGCGCTTGGCTTCTACAATCGTGGCGTCAGCCGAGAAGATGCGGCCAGTCAACGTGATGAGACGCATGCCGTAGAACTGAGCTGACACGTAGCCGCCATCCCGGCCACTGAAGTTGCCGCTACTCGTGCGCAGGGCCGGGAGACCGAGGCCGTCTACTGGCTCATCGAGGAAGGCGTTGTTGTCGCTCGTCGGGTCATTCAGTACGAATCCGTTTACCGAAATAATCATGACAGCGACAACCTCCACCCGATGTCTTTAAGGAAGCGCTGCTCGTCCATGTTGTTGTGGACGTGGAGCCCGCCGTTAATGACGAGGGGTGAGCCGCCGCTGGCAACTGCTGGCAATACACTCGGGTTAGGCGTACCGGTTGACTGATTCACATATTCTTTAGGTATAACGTACTCACCTTTGTGGACGATGCCAGCCGGCTCATACTTGCCGCCGCGGCCCGTGAATCCACCCGAGTCAAATGTCGGGGTGAGATACTTCTTCCCGTCTATCTTCTGCGCGACCATCTCCTGTCCGTTGATATAGTAGGTAACGGTCTTGCCGTTCAGCTTGTCGAGCTTTTTGATAACGTCATCAACCGTGCGCATCTGCGCCTTTTGAGCGTCCGTAATATCGTTGGTGCTCTTCTTCACCCTGTCGTTGGCAGCCTTCAACTCATCTTGCGCGCCCTTGAGATCGTGGGCGGCATCTCTAGCCTCAAGCGAGTTTTTCCCATACCGGGCGATGGCGTCGTTAAGTGTCCGTTGCGCGGTTTCTACGCGGAGGGAAGCCCCTTCCTGTGCATACCTCGCATCCTTTAAGGCTATTTCGGCATCGTGTATTTTCTTTGTGAGATCAATAGAGGTCTGCCTCTGCTGGTTGAGCTTAGCCTCCTCTTCAGTCTCGCCGCCGGTCGCAAATGCAAGTGCAGCTATCCCGCCAACGAGTGCGGCTATAGCAGTGATCGCCAACCCGACTGGGCTCGCGTTCATTACGATGTTTAGTGCTAACCAGGCCGCACGAAGTACCCCAAGGCCCTGAGCTTGCAACGCCTGGACGGTTGATAGATAGATCGTGACAGCGGTGTACGCAGCCGTAACAGCCGATGCAGCAGCAACCGTTGTTCTGTATATAACTAAAGCTGCGCCCGCTGTACCTATTGCAGCGGCTAAGCCGATGAATACACCACTGTTGTGCTTCACTACGTCAGCTGTTACTTCTATTGATGTAGCGACTAGACCAAGGGCATTTTCAAATACGTTGCCGATGGTGCTGATAGCCGATGATATATTTTTCGACCCTATGGCCTTAACTATGTCACCTAGGCCGCGTATTATCGCGGTGCGAGCGTTTGACCATCCTGTCTGCATACCGGAGGTAGAGTCTTTTGCGATGGTCTCAAGAGATTTAAGGTTGCCGCCACCTTTCTTGTTCATTGAGATAAGTTCATCCGTGAAGTTCTCGACGGACACTGAACCATCAGATAGGCCGGTCTTCAGTTCCTTAGTCGTCATACCCATCTGGCGGGCTATAGCGGCGAGGGTAGGGCCGAGTCCGCTATCAAGCATGGAGTTCCAGGTTTCCGCCTGGATAGTGCCACCGGCTAAGTCTTGTGAGAGCTGGCGCGTCGCGTTCGATACGTCCGCCGCCGTACCACCGAAACCTAAAATGCCATTATTCAGAGCCGCATAGATTTCCTGCGACTTACTCAGGTCGTTTGTCGCTGAGGCGATTAGGGTTACACCAGTTACGGCCTCATCCAAGGATGTTGGCAGTCCCTTAATAGAGCGCTCGATGGCCGTCATGGTCGAGGTTATTTCCGTGCCGTCGAACCCCATGTTGTTGAAGGTGCGAGCCGAGTTATTCAGCGTATCGACGCGCTCGACAGCATCATCAACTAGGGAGGTCAACCCATTGAAAGCTGTAGAGACTGCCCCGCCTACTACACCAACAACGGCACCCATCACGGCACTTTGCTTGAGCCACGACTCCCTGTTTTTCTTGTTCGAGGCGGTATTAGCGTCGACACTGCCTGTCGCTGTGTCGATGGCACTTCCGACCTTTCGCACCACAGGTGACGCTTGGTCTTTCGCCTCGATCAGTATCTGTATTGCATTGGCTGCCATCTAGTGATTACGATTTACGCCTTTCTGACTCTAATTTAGCACGGTCACTGTCCAACGACCATATGTAAAACGCGCGCTCGATCTCCTGCCATGGCGTATCGAGAACTTCTTTGTAAGACAGGTTAAAACGTTCCTGATAGCGAAAGGCTATTATTTCGTCGACGTCTGATTGGCTGGTTCCTGTGTTGAGCCCTCTGACGATGCAGTCTCGGTATGAGGGATATCTGTCGGCGAGGATGTCGTTGAATTCGATTGGCTCGCCAGCAGCGAGCGCAAGTCTTTTGGGTCAATGTCGTACCCGAGAATATATAGCGTGAGCTTATTCGATACATCTGGCAGGCTCTTTGCGTCCTCTACGGTCAGATCCATATCTACGAAACCGGTGCCATCAAATCCTTTGATAGTGCCAGAGACGAAGTGAGCGTCGAGCAGGTCGTCCTGAAAGGTGACATTGGCCGACTGGTCATCCTGCTTTTCAAGCTCAATTGAACGCAGTCGCTCCTTAAACGTTCCCGGCGTGACATATGCGAAACAACTCTCGTCCCACCCCTCGCTCACGCCTTCCAGGGGCACCTTTTTGATTGAGGTAATCAATTTTTGATCGGCCATAGCTATGCCGCCGCGTAGGTAGCCCTAGTGTTGTTCAGAACAGGAACGATTGATGATCCTTCGTCGACATCGAACTCACAGAAGAACTGGACCGTAGCGGTCACGATGTTGTCGCGGTCACGAGAGGCTTCAAGCTCGCGGTAGCGGACCTTTGAAGCTGTGAACGTCGCACCGTCGTCGCCGTTTGATAGTGCGATGCTAAGAGCCTTGCGGGTGTTTGCAAGGAAGTCGGTCTCATACTGCGTGTCGGTCAGGCGGATGACGAACTCACCGCTTGCCTCGAAGACGCCACGATCAAACTGAGGAAGGTCACTCGTACCAAGTGGGTTGAACGCCTCGGAGTCACGCTTCATCGTGAGCTTGAGGCTCTGAGCGTTGACCGCAGAAGCGGCGGGCAGTCCATCGAGGTCGGCAGCCACCTTGAGTGTGATGTGCTTGCTGGTGAACTCTGTCTCACTAGCGATCGCAACTGATTCAGACGAGCTAGCGCCAGGGCGAGCCTTCACAGCCGCGGTGGCCATCAACCAACCGCCGGCCTCGACGCTTAGTTCAAGGCTATCAATCGTGCCGTAGGCGAAGCGCTCTGATTTGAGCGGAGTCTTGCGAGCGATCGTGAGGGTAGTCGGGATGCTCGACTGCTTCACAGAGAAGGTGTGAGGGTAGACGCCTCCTACGGCTTCGCCAGTGCTGACCGTCCCGAACATGCCGAGTAGCAGGAAGCCGAACGTCTCAATGGTGACCTTGCCGCCTATAGAGCCTTCGACCCACTTGGCCGTTACATCGCTATCTTCAACGCGGTCGACAACGCCGATGGCGCTCTCATTCTCAACAACGGTGGTCTTCGGGTTGATGTCCTGGTCCATCCAGCGGACCCATGTCTGTGGCGCAACACTCGTGCCCGGAGTTGCCTCAATGCCGAGGCCGATGGCCTCCAACCTGCCTATATACGGATCACTTGTCGCCATCACCTGCCTCTGCTTTCTTGCTTAGTTTTACTCGTACGCCAGCTACGTCAGAAGCCTCGACCATGCCGGTACCCGGCACAAAGAAGCGGCGCTTCTTGGCGGCCGGTTTATCTGCTTTCTTTTCGGTAGTCTTGCTCATATTTTCATTATCTACTATGGCCCGTGTATTTAAAAGGGCAAAATCATACCGGTGAGTCCAAGTCAACCGGGTATTTCAATGAGAATGTCACGTGTCCCTCAGACGTCAGCAGACCATTAGCGCGCGGCTGTATGCCGATCTCGACCTGTATCAGCTCGCCTACCTCGGTAGTACCGTCCGGCGTCTGTAGCGAGCGCAGAGCACCCTTGATACTGGTGGAAAGGTAGTGACCAGTCTCCGGATCGCGGGCATTGATGGCCTTGCGTATCTTCGTCTCGGTCAGGTTCTTTGGATCGACTCCCTTACCGTCACCTCCCTGGGTGCCGTTCGAGTAGTCGTCCTGGCTGTTGTATACCACCTTGATAGTGATTTGCTCAGTCACATCGTCCTGGGCGAAGGCGCCGGCCTCAGTTGTGTCGCTCGTTTCAGTGACGATGATCGCTGGGAGGTTGAACGCTGGTATCTGTTCCGGCTCGCCGCTGTAGATGGTTTTGTATATACCATCACCGCCAAAGGTGAAGGTGGACTCCATCAGCTCTACGATGCGTTCAACGCTGTCTTGATACTTAGACATTTGCCTGCCTCATCTTGTCTTGAATATCACCGTTGATGAAGCTGACGATCTGAACCACTCGTTGGTGGTCGATGTCCATGAGTACGCGTTGCGGCATGTTCCTCGTCCCCTCCTGGTGGAAGCGCGAGTACCAGACCTCGTTGAATACCTTGACCGAGAGCCTGCCTGCATCCTTCTTGAACGAGCGGTTCATGAGACCCGTGCGGATCAGCGGAGGACGACCAGGGAACTCCTTGGCCTTCTGTGCGGCGTAGTTGTCACGGAGCCTTGGCCATGGATGTCCGAAGACACCACCGCGTGAAGCGAAGACCTGACCGCTGAAGAAGCCGGTCAGGTAGTTACCCGTCTTGTCCATAGAGTGCGACAGGTCGAGGATCGAGGAGCCGAACTTCCTAAGTCGACTGGCGAAGGCGTCAGCGCCTTGAGTTCAATGAAGACTTGGTACGGCATTAGAAGACCTGCCCTATCGTGAACGACCGCGGTGCGTCCTCATCCGGGTAGCTACTAACCATGCCGCCGCTGCTTAGAGAGTTGCCGTCGTCATCAACAATGGTTGCCCCATTATCGGCATAGGCATCTACGGCAGCTCGGGCGTCATCAAGTTCCTTCTGGTAGCGCACACCATAGGCGCTGTACTTGAGCATGGCGGCAGACAACTGAATTGTGAGCGCGTTGACGGCATCCGGTACGGGCTTGAACGGCACGGTATAGTTAGCAGCAAGCTTGCCGTTGAGGTAGGTCTCAGCATTGCGGCGGTGAAGGTCTATGTCGTAGTCCTTCAAGTTCACCGCGTTCTCGAAACCAGCCTTCTTGCGGATGTCGATGATCGAGGCATAGTGGCCGTAGTCGTCACCACGTACAGGCTCGGAGTCGGCAGGGTCTGTCTCGTCGCCGCTCGTCTCGTTCCAGTAGGTGAGCTTGTACCAGTAGTCGGAGGAGCCGCTTGAGTCGGTGTAGTACGTGGCCACCTGCTCGGGAGATATGTTGCGCGCCGCATACGCATTGAACGAAGTATCGGCAGGCGGCGTGCCGTCCGCATTGAGCGCTCGGTAGATACGTAACTTGTCGCCGAGTACGGCCGTGACCGCATCAAACCGCTTGTGGGCGTACTGAAGGCCAGAAGTCAATGTGAGAGTCGTAGCGTCGTCTACGGACTCGACAATGGCTTTCTCGCATTGCTCACGAGCTAAAGCACCTACGTAAATGATGTCGCCAGCCTCAAACTCGTCGGTGCTGGCAAGAAGAACGCTCGTTGCGTCTTTTGCAACGTCGCTCGCAAGCGTCGACCTCGGCTGACCAGCTAGGTTTATATCCGCGAATGATTCAGCTTGAAGTGTTGTCGACATAGAGCGCTAATTTCCTTTGGTTCTCATTATAGTGATTGGTCTTGCATTACTCAATACGGTTGCTCCTGGGCCATGCGGAACAGGTGTCGATGATGAGCGGGCAGAAAGGATGGTCGCTCGGGTTATCTCTTCGGTGAACAGAGACAAGAAGGGTGAGCCGATGTCCGCGCTCGACGCGATACCAACCACAAAGATCGTCTGGTCTGATGTCAGGCGAGCTACCCCCACGCCGGCGCCGCTCGGTAGTCCTGCCGGTCTAAGCACGAGCACGGAGCCGAGTGAAGGAGTGCCCACCTGCGCGGCGGACGGGACGCCTTGAGGAGCCAGCACGTAGCGGGGAGACAGCGCGGATAAGCCGACAGCCGCGGTGGACGGTAGACCCGTGGGACTTACGGTCACCGGACCAGGAGCTAGAACCGGCTGACCAGTCAGCGCCGCGGAGGGGATTGAAGCCGGACGGATCAGAAGCCCGCCGGCGGAGACCACTGGATCGCCCACACCAGCCGTCGAGGCGATGCCCGTTGGTGCCAGCGTGACAGCGCCAGGCGTGAGCGTCGGTGAACCCAGGGAGCTACCGCTCGGGATGCCCGAGGCGTGGATGGTCGTAGTCACTGACACGCTCGGCGTACCGATGGCCGCGCCCGAACTGATGCCGCTCGGGTGTGCTGTGACAGCGCCAGGACTAAGCGAAGGTGCCCCGACCGATGATGCTGACGGAAGGCCGGCTGGCGATAGAACGACGGGACCAGGTGTGAGCGTCGGCTGTCCTAGGGCTGCCGTACTAGCGATGCTCGTAGGAGACGCTGTGACGCCTCCAGGATGCAGGGATGGCGTACCGAGCTGCACGGAGCTTGGAAGACCACCAGGCGCTACGTGAGCGGCTCCAGGAGCCAAGGTCGGACTACCCAACGTCGAGCCGGACGGTATGCCTGTTGGTGACAGCCTTGCCGTGCGGGTGAGCGTGGGAGAGCCGACCGAGCTGGTCGACGCGATGCTCGTAGGTGAGACCGTCCTCCTGGACGTGAGTGTTGCCGTGCCGATGGTGGCACTACTACTCAGGCCGGTCGGAGAGATGGTCTGTGGTGAGCTGCCAGTGGTGTAGGTGATAGTGAGCTTCGCGCCTCGGTCGGTAGCGCGGTCGTAAGTAGAAAATCCAATGTTGTTGCTAGTTGCGCTGCCGTTGTCGTGCCCAACAATGGCCAGGGCGTTGCCTGACACCCATGTAGCTTGGTTCACAATTTCTTGTACGAGATCTTTTAGCTCGAAGGTCGGCGTGCTGAAACCGGCTCCAGTTACTTTCCAAGGCGAGGTATCAACGCTGAACGGCGCGTTCGCTGTAGTGCGCGTCCTTCCCTCTGGCTTGCCTGCGGTCGAGCTTGAGAATGTCGCTGCGTTAGCTGACTTCTCACCGTAGAATATGGCCTCAGCAGTCGTACCTACTGCGGTTTCAGCCGAGTATAGGTTGAGCGTCGCAGAGCTAATAGTCGCGCCTTGTGGCACGGTGACGTTCAGGAAACGGAAGCCATCCCATACGTCGGTCCCGGCATCGTTCCCCAACCGGTATGACACTGCATTGCTATTAAAAGCTCCGTTCCCGTTAATGTTACGTGCATCGTCTGTTGACGCGCCGACTTGGAGATTTAGCGTCGGCATATGAGGCTCCAGTATACGAAGGTAAGAGCGAACAAGACGATCCAGATGGATAGCCCCATTGCAGCTCTAAATATACGGTGCCACACGGTCGGGCTCCTAAAGAGCAAAGATTTTACTTGCGCCGTTGTCCCAGCCAACAGTGATGTCGCCACCGTTCGGAGTAACCGCAGTCACTTCGATGTAAGCGATGAGCGGACTAGTCGCAGCGGTACCAGTGTCCTTGTAGACGACCAGCGCGCCGACAGTCTTAGAGCCTGATTGAGCGACGCCTGTAAAGGTCGCGTCTGCCGAATCGAGCACGCCGTTGGTTATGGTCTTCGACCCTAGTGTTTGATCGGTCGTTCCCGAGTAACTAGGTACTGAGCTTTTGTACTGGTGGGCCGACGAGTACGTGTAGTCGGCTGTTAGGTCGACAAGAGCCACCTTGATGGTGTCCGTGTCGAGGTCGATCGAAGGGTTCTGACTAAGCAGTGCCTCCTTGAACTTTGGATATAGTGCGCTGGCCATGCGTTGTTCCTTGTTTAGTTATGACTTCATTTAAGCACGCACCTTGACAAACGAAAAGAGCACCCGTGGTGGGGTGCTCTCGTGTGGGCTAGAAGATAGCTACGTCTTCGCCGGGTCGGCTTTCTTATCGCCTTCGGTGCCAGTCTTGCTGGCCGCGTCGGCTTCAGCACGCTTCTGAGTGGCGTACTCGTCCGCTTCTTTACGAACGCGATCGGCGTACTCGTCCGCTTCCTTCTTGGTAGCGGCGGCCTGAGTGTTCGCCTCGTTGACGAACTCCTCAGCCTTAACCTTGGCGTCCTGGACGATCTGGTCTGCTTCGGCTTGCTTAGCCGAGTTGTCCTCTGGAGCCGTAGCTTCCGACACGCTTAGGCATGGGTCGGCCTTGATGGCTTTAAGTTGCTCTGCGGTCAGCTCACCTTCGTAGCCGCCATCCGCAGGGACCTCGACGCCAGCTCGGCGCCGAACAGGTGCGGGGAAGTTTCCTGTGACTGTAACTCGATAAGTCTTAGACATATGCCTCCTAGTTCGCTACTGCGCCTACTGCTAATTGGTGGTTGCCGTAACCGACGTTGTGACGAGCGCGGGTACCCCACTCGAAGATGTCGCGGTCAAATGCCTTGTCGCTGTTGAGGTCAGTCTTGGCGATAAGGGTGATTGCAACGCGGATCTGAACGACGAACGGCATGAGACCTTCGTTCAGGTCGGCAAGTGCCCATTTCTTGCTCGACGTGCCAAGGTGAGGAAGAACGATCACCTTGTAGCGGCCGAAGTATGGGTTCGACTCACCGGTTGCAAGGACGGCTTGGTTAACGAGCTTGTTTGCTGCTGGTGCGAGGGCTGGACCAACGATCAAGTGCGTACCGCTGTAGCCGAGAGGTTCGCCACGGTCGTCGGTTTGGCCGGCGAGCAGTAGTTCAGCAGCGTCTACGTTGGTACCCGTGATGTCTTTAGCCGTACCGAGGTAGTTGCTACCGCCTACGTGGTCAGCGTCAAAGAAGTTCTGTCCGTCGTAGATAGTCGTGCTGAAGGCCAAGTCGAAGGCGCTCGTGGTCAGGGTGGTGTAGTGCTTAGCGGCTTTCGCAGCAAGGCTCTGGACTGCAAGCATGATCTGGCCTGTCTGGTCGTCTTCGATGGCTACGCGGTCAACGGCAAGAGTGGACTCCCACTTCTTGTTGCTAATCTCGTAGTCGAACTCAGACAGCGTGCCAGGGATACGCTCAGATTTGAACTCACGGAGACCAGGCACCGCACCAAGCCAAGCGTATTTCTCGCTAGGTCCGTTGCTGTTGACTGGCATAGCGATTTGCTTCCAGAGATCCGCGTTGTTAGCGTCCTGGTAGCGCTTCTGCCACGTGACGCGGATGTTGGTATCCAACGCTTGTAGCAGTTCTTTTGTGATTACTGACATGTAGGTGTTTCCTTTCTATGCCGCTTAGATCTTAACTTTTACTTCGGTAGCCGATACGTACTTGACGACGCGACCGACCTTCACATCGTTGGTTGTCGTGGCTGCAAGAGCGACGAGGTTGTCATCAACCGCGTACACATCTTTGCCTTCCCAGGTGCGGTCAGCTCCCGAGCAGTTCATTGAGAAGACGCCTTCCTTCCAAACGCGGACGAAGACATCACCGGCTGAGCCAGTGCTGTTGTCGGCTGTCTCCATTGCGACACCTGCGAATACTTCGCTAGCTGTGTCAGATGCTTTCTTGGCGTAGCCGCTTGCGCCGTAGTTGACGTTGCTTCCTGCGAACACCTTGGTAGATGCTGCAAGGTCAACGTCCATCAGATCGCCGGTTTGGCGCTGGTCGTCTCGTGATGCTGTGAGGTTGCTCATTTGATCTAGTTCCTTTCCTAGTTCTTAGCTTTCTTGAACTCTGCGATCTCTTCAGGCGTGTTGCCGAAGCTTGCAGCGAGGGCGGCTTCTTCATCTGAGACGGTTGGAGCCTCTTCACTTTGTGAGCCGCTACCCTGCTCGCTTGCCAGGAGCTTGTTCTCTGGCAGTGCCGAGAGGAAGGCTTCCATTGACTTACGAGAGTCGCCGCTAGATGCGAGAAGCATCTTCACCGTGTTGTCGCGCTCACCGCTCTTAACACGTCCAGCCATGATGTGGCGGTCAACGATTTCCTCGGCTTCTTTTTGAGCGAGCTTCTGGGCGGCTTCACGGCCTGCCTTAGCATCAGCTTCAAGAGCGTTCAGGCGGTCGGCCGAGATAGAAATCTGCTTCTTGCTGGCGTCTACGCGCTTTTGCTCTTCCTCTTCTTCCTTCTTCTTGCGGTCAGCCTCTTCGGCTTCAGCTTTTTCGCGGGCTTCGCGCTCTTCGTCGGTCTCTTCAAGGCCGAAGGCTTTGCGCTGCTCGTCGGTCAGCTCGTCCTTGTGTTCAGTTACGAACTGGAGCTGTTCTTCGCTAAGCTCTTCTTTTTTCTTGGCAAGCAACTCTTGCAAGTTCATGTCGTCTCCTTCTTGGTTATTTTTATCGCCGCTCCCACGGACGACGGATGCCGTTATGGGTGCAAGCTTGCTGAATAATGGGATGTTGGTGACTGCCGCGCCGGTTATGACGTTGGCAACGAAGTGGTATTCCTCTTCCGGGTCTTCCCACGGCAATGACCTTGGGTTGAACTCGGGCGAGATATATTTCCACTCACCATCTTTGATTGCCTGGGCTGCGGCAGGTGTCCACTGGACATCACCCAGGAGACGGTTACCGTCATCGCTTAGGTAGACGCGAGTGATCCACCCAGCGGCCTTATCGCCTGCTAGGTGGCCGTAGTTGATGGGGGCGCGCTTGTCGCCCTGGACCAAGCCGACGCCCGCTTCAAAGTTGCGTACGTACTCATGCAGGTCGGCCGGTGTGGTTTCCCACTCACCATGCCAGGGAGCTTTCCAGGTGCCCGTATGAAGAAGCTCGATCGTAGTAGGCGCATTGCCTTGTGCGTCAGCTTGGATTACTACTTTTGTGACTAACGATCGCATATATATCTATAGAATGTTACGGCGTGGCTAAAAAGTCAACGATTAGGAATAGTTGTAGACTAATCCACAACGGCAACGCGGGTGTGCGGCTGGGTGCGGAATGCTCTCGCCGGTTGATAAATCGAACTCTTCATCAATGCCGATCGTCTCGCCTATAAGGGGACTGCATATAGGGCAGGCTCCAACGAGGCCATCCCACGTCTTCGATACGGCACCGGTCGACTTGCCGAAGTTGTTCAAGCCGGTCTGGTAGGCGTTCACAGACTCGGTGTGTGCGATCAGCTCGGCGCGCACTGGGTTGTTGATGATGCTCAGCAGGCGCTCTTGCGCGGTCGTGACGTCTTCGCCCTGGGCGATGCTGTGCTGTATGGCTTCCCGGATGAGGTCACGGGACTTCACCGTGACGTTGCTGACGAGCTTCCCTACCTGCGTGCGCGCGGCCAGGAGGATCGCCTCGTCTAGCGTGCTGAAGCCGACAGGGATGCCGTATATGCTCTCTCCTGCGATGGCGCCCGTAGCAACCAGGTGCGTGATGGTGTCGAGGACAGCGGCAGAGAGACGGGTCTCTTCTTCCTTCCACACGGGCGAGCTGTTGTTCAGCACGGGGCCGGCGTCCGCCTGGACGGGCGTTGGTAGCCGGGACCAATCCACGTAGCCGATGGCTCGTTGAGACAGCCCGACCAAGTACTCAGCCGCGGCGGTCTCTAGCTTGGCCTCAGCAGCGAGCAGGGCCTTGAACGTCTTGGGGTCCTTCTTATAGCTCGACTGCCAGTCCTCGGAAGCCCGGATGCCTACGCGGACGTCCTCAAGGGCTCTAATCAGCTCGTTTCTTGCTGCCATACACCAACCCGGTTAGACGTTCCTTCAACCACCGTGCCGCGGCGACAGCCTTGTTCTCGTCGACTACCTCGTCCGCCGGCGCCTCGATAGGTAGGCCGGTCTTAGGGTCGACCGCGGGGACGACTGGTGGCTTGGTCTTGTCCTCGGCGAAGAGCTCATCTAGCTCGTCCTCGTCTACTTCCTTCCAGCCGATCATCTTGCGGACGTTGTTCTCGTCGGCCGACCGTGGATGGAGGACACCGGCTTCTACGAGCGCCTTGATGGCTGCGGTGACTACAGGGATGTTCTCGTCGGAGATGTTGCCTACCTGGAGCTGCGGGTACTCGGTCACGTTGAAGTTGAGGTCAACGATGAGCTTGATGACCTTGTTCTGAAGGGTCTCAACGATGTAGTCGGCTATGTCCTTGACGCCCAGCTCGAAGAGACGGCTGTGGTCTTCGCTCGTGCCACGTGAGCCAGCCGCACCAGACGCGCCGAAGTCGAGGAACTGCGCGAGCACGTTCATGAGGATCTGGCGGTTGTGGTGACTGATGGACGGCTCGACGTTCTTGAGCGTGCCAGCCTTCATGTCCATGAACTGGATGAGCCAGCCTTCAGGGTGGTCGATGTAAGACGACTCGTTAGCGCGGAGGTTGCGGGCTGCCTTACGGATGCGAGCCTTGTCCTTCGGGTCAGCGCCCTTTGGAATGGTGATGTCTAGGACACCGAGGGCCTGGCGCTCGTTGCCTACGGCGTCGATGCGGTACAGGCGATCCTTGATGTAGTAGTGCTTGTAGGCGGACCGAAGCAGGGAAATACCCTGGAAGTTGTCGCCCTCTTCGTCGTTGGTGAAGACGAGTAGCTTCTCAATCGGGATGGATACGGTCTTACCCATAGGAAGAAGCTGGGTGACGCCTGGCTGGTGATCCTCGGTCTCCCACGCTTGTATGGTCGTCGGCTTACGGAAGCCGAGCTTGACGAGCGCCAGGCGGAGCTTGCCATCTATGTAGCGTGGTTCAAAGACCATCTCGAAGACAGTGAAACCGAAGTCGAGGTGTGTCAGCGCCTCGTTGAGGAACTTCTTCCAGTTAACGAACTCGAAGAGGCTTTTATGTACGACGTTGGCCACAACGCGGTTCTCATCGTCTGCGGCGGCATCTATACGGTACTCGGCACTCTTGATAGGAAGCTTCACGGCGCGGAGAGCGGCTTTTACGGTGGCATCGCTGCGGCGCATCTCGTCATAAGCCTTGAGGGCGTTGGCACCCGTGAGCTTAGGGTTGTACTCCTCACCAGAGATAATACCCTGGGATATGTTAGTACCGGAGGCTCCTGTTTCTTTGGTGAGGTCGGTTTTTGCTGCCATTTACTTTTACAATACGCTAAAAGTCTTCGTCCAGCAATCCTGCTGTAATTGAGTCATCATCCTCGTCCGGTTCATCAACCGATTCGACCGGGCGCAGCGCAATGTAAAGCATCATGAGTACGGCGTCGAAAAGGTCAGGGCTGAAGCCGAGCCGCTTCTTGATGTGTTCCTTGCTCTCGACTTTGAACACCTTGTCCGTCACTTCAAACTGGTGCTGCGCGGCCTCCTTGAATAGCTCATTTAAGAACGGCAACCCCTTGAAGTGCTTTATCAGGCCCAGCTCGACGCCCCTGGCGTACAGGTAGACCATCTGCGAGCGTAGGTTGTCGAAGTTCAGCGACGAGTTATCTTGCACGTCCAGGCGTACATCAGGGTTAGGCTTCGCGCCGCTCATGAACTCCTCGACGTAGAAGCCAGACTTGGCAAGGTCGTCAACCATGCCGATACCGAGACCAACGGCGTCGATGGCGGTATTCGCTAAGCCGTAGTCGTTCTCCTCTGCATCCTTCATCAACCAAGCTGCTTGGTCGGGTAGTTCGATCTGCTCATCCTTGTCCTTAACGACGGTGAGGTCAGCGACGACCAGGCCATAGCCCAGCGCGCGGACAGACCTGTCTCCTCGCGCCTTCCTAGCCACGTCGTAGCCGGCCGAACGCTTAGAAGTGCGGTCCAACTCATCTACGTAGCTCGCGGCCCAGTGACGGCTTTTAAACAGGCTCGCAGTCTCGTCGGCGTAGTCCCAGTTGTTGTAGAGGTAGCGCTGTACCCACCACTCCGGGTTGGTCTTCAAAGACTCGATGTCTCTCTTGGACTGCCATGAGTCGTTGATGTCGAACTCAATGACGCGCACGTTACGAGGTAGCGTGCCCTTCTTCCATGGGTCGTAGTACAGGGTCTTTAGGTGGCCATCAGTTGGGTTCATGCTGAGGATCGACACGGACGGTTGCCCGTTCTCATTACGGCGTCCTCGGCGCGACGTAGCCTGGATGAACATGGTGGGGTCTAGCTCGTCCGGCTCATCAATATGGTTGCCGGTGGCGTTGATACCTCGGATCTTCTTGCCGTCGCGGTCCTTGGTGATGTCGGCCTCAATGAACGGGATGATCGAACCGTTGGGGAACTCCAGGAAATGAGGTGACTTGTTGTACCGGTAGTCGATGCCTTCAATCAGCCCCATCTTGTCGGCCATCTCCAGGTACGAAGGGATCACCGTACGGACGGCTGTAGAGATGTTCTGGCGGATCACTGGCCAGTAGGTCTTAGGGAAGCTGTCGGCTATTGAGAGTACGGCGTGTGCTGCGATGTCGGTCTTGCCAGTACCCACGGTTCCAATAAGGACGATGGTGTCGACCTCTGGATCGTTAAGCGCGGCGATGACCTCAGCTTGCTTCGGTTTCAGTTGAAGCATCGTCGGGCCTTGCGTTTATCACGCTGATTATCTTCGGGGCGTCACTGATGCGCTCGCCCTTAGAGGTGACGTCTACCTTGGTGCCGTAGCCGTACTTAGCGAGCCAGTCACGAGACATGTGCCTATCGCCCGCTTTACGGTTGGGGTCGATAGCTTCGATGATGGCCGTGGTAATCATCGCCTTCATCGGCGTGCCCTGGAAATCAGGGTCAGGCTTCTTCACGTCATCCGGCAACGCTTCGGCGAGCCGATCAATAAAGGTGTCGTCGTCAAGCATCTCTTGGATGGTTGCGCTAAGCGACTTACCCTTTGGGCGTCCCTTGGGGTTGCCAGACTGACCAGGTTTAAATCGGGTGTCCTTCCCCATGTTCGGGTCTTTGTCATCACCGAACCTGCCAGTCCGCCTAGCTGGGAGGTTTTCCGCCTGATGTCCGCCTGCTGTGTCGCTTTCTGTCATATATGTTTTGGTTATAACATAAACGGGCAAACAAAAGAAGCGACCCCCGGCTAGGCCAAGGGGTCGCTTCTATGTGGGGGGTTATATCCAACTGACGCCGCGCATGGTGTTCACCTCCTACCTGCGGGGGGTCTACAGGTCTTGGAGGCCGTCACGGACGCGACGGAGCAAGCCGAGGTCGTGCTGAGTGGGTTGAACGCTCGGGTCAGCCGGATCCTTGCGCTGACGTATAGGGAGGCCGCCTGGCGTGCGGGCGTAGACGGGTAGCTCGGCCCAGACCACCTTGCCCCGCGGCTGCGGGTAAGAACCCCACCGACTAGCCAGCTCCTCGACGAGGAACAGACCGCGCCCGCCTTCGTCGTCGTCGCCGGCGTCCGTTAGAACGGGCTGGTCTTCGCTCGTGTCCCACACCTCGAAGATGACGGAGCGTTCCAGGCCGACCAGGCGCACCTTGATGAGCTTGAGGTCGTGCAGCTCCGACCACTTCGGGTGCTCGTCCATGTTGCCGGTTGCCTTCACGGCGTTAGTGACGAGCTCGGAGACGATGAGAGTCGCGTCGTCTATGAGAGACGGGGCGCCCCACCTGTTGAGTAGGTACTTGGTGAACAGGCGCGAGCAGTTGACCGCCGTGCGGAGAGCCGCGAGGTCTATGTGGTCAGCGAAGCGCAGGCGTTGGTTCGGCGTATAGGGGAAGGTCGGAAGAGTCCGTGTGGCGCTAGCTACCGCGCTTGGTTCATCCGGCATTGCCGTACCTGTCGAGCGACATGACCTGAGCGCCGGTTTCTTCCTGGAGCTGATCTAGCAGGCTGTCCCGCAAGATGCGGTGCCGGGCGATGTGCTCCATGGTCGGCACGATTACGTGACGGGCCTCGGAGCGCTTGAGTTCTTCGACCAACTCCACGAAGGCGCAGTGGCGGCCGTCGTCTTCCTCGTAGAAGGTCGTCGCCAAACAAAAACCCTCCTGCTCGGCAACGAAGCGGAAGGTCAGTTCGAGCTGGTCTAGGTCGCCTTCCCGAGCGTCCTGGTCGACGCGCATGTAGCCGTACAGCAGCGGCTTAATGCCAGGCGGCTTCACTCCTGACTGGGTCATCGGGTGTCTCCGTCCCTTGGAGTGGCCAGACCGGAGGCGGCCTCGGGGAGCAGCACCCCCGGCCCGGCCCACTACCCAGCGCACACGGTCTGGGCGTACTGAGTGAAGCACTGCAAACCATGGATGTGCAAGACTTCACTTCTATGTACCCTCTGAGCAAGGCCCACCCTTGCATACCGAGGGGTAGCAGGCTTTCATTTCGGGTGTAGGCTCTCTTTCATAGCGAGCTACCAGCCGGGGAAGAGGTGAGGCATGGTGGAGGGACCAACAGGCTCGACGGTGCCAAGAAGGCAGCTCGGGCGTGGTCTACGTGATCTTCGTGGCCAGGCTCGGATGACCGTCAAGGCAGCCGCCCAGGCGCTTGAGTGGTCGGAGGCGAAGATGTGGCGCGTGGAGACAGGCCAGACGTCAGTGCGTGCGCTCGACGTCGAGCAAATGTGCCGTGTCTACGGTGCGCCGGCCGACCTCACTGAGTCGCTGATGGCACTCGCCAAGGAGACGAAGAGTAAGGGGTGGTGGCTCGACTACGCGGACGCCATCAACGAAGGTTTTGACGTCTACCTCGGCCTGGAGGAGGCAGCAGAACGCCTCTCCTGGTACGAGGCTGAGCTTGTGCCTGGTCTTCTCCAGACGGACGACTACGCGCGCACGCTTATCCGCTCGGACAACCCGAGCCTGGACGAGGAAGAGATCGAGCGCCGCGTGCAGCTCCGCATCGCTCGCCAGTCGCTCATCACCAGGGTCACCAACCCGCCGAAGCTCGACGTGGTGGTGAACGAGTCCATCCTTCGTCGCCCCGTTGGCGGCAAGAAAACCATGAGCGCTCAGCTCGCCCGGCTGGTAGAAGTAAGCGGGCTGGATAACGTCGCGCTCAAGGTGATGCCGTTCGAGGTAGGGATGCACGCGGGCATCATGTCGGGACCGTTCGTCGTGCTGGAGTTTCCCGTCAACGGCAACGGGACGCCCAGTGAACCCCCGACGATCTACGTTGATGGCTTCACAGGTGCGCTGTTTCTGGACAAGCCGCATGAGATCGAGCGGTATGAAGCAGCGTTCAAGGACATCTGGGGAGCTGCCCTCGACGAGGCAGCGTCACGGGACCTCATCAGCAAGGCAGCCAAGGAGTAACCATGAGCAACGACGAGCTGGCTAAGGCCAGGTGGTTCAAGTCGAGCCGGTCAAACGGCCAGAACAACTGCGTAGAGACGGCCTTCCTTAGCGGCGGCCGTGTCGCGCTCCGAGACAGCAAGGACAAGGGCTCCGGCCCTGTACACGTCTTCACGGCAGATGAGTGGGCCGCGTTCATCGGTGGCGTGAAGGATGGCGAGTTCGACCAGGTCTAGGCCGCACCGCGGCTGCGCGTTAAAAGCCCGTCTCCTACTGGTGGAGGCGGGCTTCGTGCTGTCCTGTGACCATAGAGGGGTCTCTCCCTACTACTAGGAAGTCGGAGAGACAAACCCTTCACAATCTATCCTCGCCACCAGGCCAATGCTCTCGTGCTCCCTAGGTTACGTTTCTCATTGATCCGTACTCTAGGGGCAACGGCTTGCCGGTTCCCTTCCGTTCCAACGCAGGGGCGAGATAGTTCAGCACTCAGTAAGTCGGACGACGTTAGCTTTTAGCCAGGTGTCGTCGGGCCTGTGAGTGCTGCACTAGGTAGGTTCACATCTTTTATGCCCTGGAGGGCGTGAGGGGCTACTAATACCAAGCGCAGTTTTGATTGAAGGTAAGTGTGAGGGGGCGGCATTTTTGAGAGCGCTCTTTGTGCTTTTATCCTCAGACCAACTGAGGTGCGCATCCTGGGCGGCGCTCGCTCCGTCTCGCCTAAGCGACCGGTAGAGCTGGCTAGTTAAGTCAGATACAACTGATCCCCTCGCATCTACCTTCAAGTGTTATGGACAGGGAAGACAGTAAAGCTCTCGGCTTCGTTGCAACTTAGCTGATGATTGGCTCTCGCCCATTACTGCCATCGCTGCCCATAACGTAGGCTGCGAACTACTTTATTGTGAAGGTATTTGCAAAAGAAGGCAACCCTGTTAAAATGGAAGGTAGTCAGAGTCATCAAATAACTCGAACCACCACCGAAGAAGCCAGTCGTTAGCGCGACGGCTTTTTTGTTTGCCTTCTTGTACCCCCGGATGATGCTTGTCAGAGTCATCAAGCGGTTACTGCCTATTATCCGTGAGCCTGGATACTAAGTCAATCCGTGTGGATAGCATGTGGAAAAGCAGGGGAAAACAAAAAGCGCTCCTATCGCGAGCACCGGGGTGCTAGGAGCGCTTGTGTGGTGGATAAGTTCAAAGAGACTTATGTGTGTGAGGTGGAGTTTTTTTGGGAGGTGCTTGGTTGTCAGGTGCTTGACCATCGCGCATGGTCTTGCTGTTGATTATACGGCATTTAGCTATATGGTCAACGAGCGCGCGGGTTTAAAATGGATTCATTGCCTTCTGCTTCTCACGGTCGGCTTGTACCTTCCGCCAGTGTGAATGACCGGGCTGGTTCATCACACGAAGAAAGCCCCTGCCAGTTTGTGTATGTCTGGTGGGGGCTTTTGGTTTGGTGCCGGGTATCTATCGAGGCATGAACAACACGATGATGCCGAGGAGGCCGGCTGCGGCGAGTATCTGCATATCGAGCGGTTCTAAGCGTCGGCGTCTGGCGATGAATGGCCGAGGCCGCGGGAGCCGGTTGAACTCGCGGACTATGTGACCGCCTTTGTATGTGTCTACGAGGTGGTAGCGGCTCATGCAATCCTACTGAACCTCCACGACCGGACCCGGCCGTTCTCATACTTGCTGATGAGGAAGCAGTGGGAGCAATCGTTAACGAATGTGTTGTCAGTGACCTTCTTACGACCGTCGGCGGCTAGATGGTCGCGCCACTCTTCAATGGTTCCGTCGGCATGGTCGTCCCATATTGGTCGTTCATGTTCGGTTAACTGGAGAGCCTGTTCTAGAGTGAGTTTGTTTTGGCGCATACTAAGCCACCTCCTCAAAGTCATATGTTTCGTGAAAATCATCGCCGCAATCGTTCGGGTCATCTTCTTCGCCCTCGGGGTTGCTGCACGTCTCGGTGATGGCTATATGGCCCTTGCCGTCTTCGCTGTGCGTCCACTCAAGGATGTACTTGGTGCCATTTGCCTCGATGTCGTGAGTAGTAACGTTCATCATGCCGCTACCGACTTTCGCTTTAAAGACTCCAGACGCTTCTTATCGCGGTTGAGTTGGCCGGATAAGTTCGACGTGAAGAACGGCGGGAACTGTTGTTTGTCGCCGAGCATCCCGACCTTGCGGATTTCTTCGTGGTTCTTCTGCATCTGCTCGCTTAGCAGAGAGAAATCCGGCACACCCTTGCGACAGCTCGCGTTAAAAAGGCGGATGCTCTCGCGGAGTTCTTCGGCGAGCTTGATTTTTGCTTCAAGCCGCTCGATGGCGTCAGGGTCATCGCTATAGATAGCCCTCTTGGCCGCTGCTTCGATGTTGGCCGCGCGGCTCCGCATCTCTTCGGCTTTGTTGCCGTGCTCGATGCTCTTATCCATGTTGCGGACGAAGCGTGCCTGGTCGTTACGGGCTCGACGCTCAGAATGGTGACCAACTAAAATCGGCTGACCAAGCGGTACCATGGCTATGTGTTCATCTGCGGCGGCCCTGTGTTGTACGGCTTTAGATTCTCGGCTATCTGCCCAGGTGCGCAGGCGTTCAGCTTTAGCTAGTCGTCGTTCTCGGTAGGTCATGGCTACGCCCCCGCCTTGCGCAAGAACCTCGCGTACTTAGCGTTGAATGACCGTAGGGCCTGAAAGTCCTTGTCGAACTGAGCGCGCAGTTCCTTATATGTGTCGGTCGACCGAGCTTCATCGGTGACTAAGCCCATACCGTTAGTGTGCTTTGAGCAAAAATCTTTAAGGGCGGAGTCTGATGCTTCGCACGCACTATTCAACTGTCTCTTTGTCTCGCGTAGTTTTTCGATGTCGTCCATCTTTTGTTCCCCTGTTTAGTTGTTACATCATTATTATGCGCCCCACCCCTGAAAAAGACAATGGGCTTTTTACATAATAGGTTGTAGAATTCACACCATCAACAGGGGTGCCGGGAACTCATCAAGCGACTCGACTCTAAAGAGGCCGTACGTCTCCGCCTTATAGCCGTCTACAAAGCGCTGGAGCTTCGGTAGGTCGCTACGCCTCTCGACAAGGAACACGATAAGTGGGAACGGTACGAGCCCTTCAAACGTCACCTTGCCAGCATCATCGGTGAACTCTCCCGACATGTTGAACGCCGAGATATAGCGCGTCATCTTTTCCTGGATGACGTCTTGCCCTTCGTGGCCTCGGTCTACTTCGAGCCACCATAGATAATCCCGGCCGGTTTCGTTGTCGTGCACTTCAAGATAGAGGTCGGGCGTAAGCGTGAGGTTCCCGATGTGCGTGTGCGCCTGGTCGTTCTCCGTGTGGATGAGCTTGACCGTATAGCGTCCATCAAGTTCCAGGCGCTTAGTAGCGGCGTAGGCATCCGCGATAGCCATCGTATGGTCATTCACTGCCCTGTAGGGCTGCTTATAAGTGCGACGTCTTCCACACACGCGCCAGCCTTCAGGACCGAGCATGTAGACGTACTTGCCGGTCCCTTGTTCTTCAGGACCTAGTGAGCGCCGGCCGACGCGCCTTAGATAGTCGTGTTGAGTGAGCACCTGGAGGCGTCTATCCCTTTGGGTACTGCTTGCCAAGTGCCCAAAGAAGAGATCCCGTACGTGACCGGCATCGAGTTGTCCGAAGCGTCCAACGGTGCGGACGACGAGGCGGTCACGTCGGGTTAGTTGCATGTATCTAGGATACAGCAGCTAAGTAAGCGCCGTGGAGGCTGCGTTTGCCCTGGTCAGAGCCTCATAGGGTGTGGGCTCACACACACGCCAGACACACACCTAAACACACGGGCTAAATCGACGTCTATTCCACAACGCTTTATGTAAAAAGCCCATTGCTTTTTTATGCAAAAAGCCACATACTTAAATCACAACCGAACGCGGACCCACGAATACAGGTGTCGACAGCAAACCGGCTTGCATCAACCATTAAACGATAAGGAGAGTAGCTAGTTGAATGACCAAATACGATACAAGCGGCCGAGTAAGTCCTGGGGTATGAAGCGAGAGCAGATAATCCTCTGGGTAACGCCAGGAGAGAAAGCCGCCCTCAAGAGTCATGCCGAGCGTGCATCGCAGATCGCAGGCATCCAGATCTCGGTATCAAACACAGTCGTGACCACCATGAAACAGATACACGACGACATCCGCGAAGAAGCAACACAAATAGATAAGGAATGGAAAAGCAATGGTAGGAAGTACAAGAAACAAGCGAAGCTCGGCTCTGCGGCACAAGGATAGCCTCATGGTCAGCCAGGCAACTAAAAGCCGCGTACAGCGCCGCTATGAGCTTCAGAAGCAGCAGGTTAAGAACTTCACGGCCAGGCGCCGCAACTTCGCTCCTACGCACGTTAAAGCATTCAGAGTCGGCCGGTTGGTCGGGAGAGCTTTATGGCAGATGTAGAAGCCCCAGAAGTAGAAGTAACACAGGCTAAGAAGCATGGCCGTGTCTTAGGTGAGATGCTCATACCTCCAGTGATAGCCAAGGCAATCATCGAGGTACAAAAAGAGCTGGAACCGCTCGTCAAGTCAGAGACAAACGATGAGTACGGCAGTGGGTTCGTCCCTCTCCACGAGGTTGCCGAGAAGGCTCAAGCGCTGCTGAACAAGCGCAAGATCGCCGTGATGCAACCGGTCGTCACCGATGAGAATGACCACCTAGCACTCACCACGATGCTCGTGCATGAGAGTGGCGTCGGGTATAAGGCGACAACCCGCCTGGCATTACAAAAGCCCGACCCACAAGGACACGGTTCAGCTATCACCTACGCTCGCCGCTACAACCTTATGTCCCTACTCGGCATGACAGCCAAGGATGACGATGACGATGGCAACAAGGCGAGCGGAGTATCCGGCAAGGCGAAGCCAGAACAGATTGAGCGCATCAAGACACTGCTCCGTCACCTGAAGTTCCCACCAGACCAGATATCTCGTGAGATCAGGAACATTTACACGACCGACCTCGCTACGCAGGCGATCATCAACTACGAAAAGCTCGTCTCTCAACGAGTACGTGATCGTGAAGCCGAAGCTAATGCGCTAGAGGCTGAGAAGACTACTCATGTAGAGGTAGCTGATGGCTCGAAGACCGAGAGAACCATTGCCGAGCGAATCAAAGCACTCGGCCTCAAGGGCAAGGCAGCAGAGAACAAGTTCATCCACTCGATGACCGGTAAGCCGATGCTTGCCAACTGCGCCGCGGCCGACCTTGAAGAGCTGAGCGGAACGCTGGATCTTCTGGAGTCTGGAAAGCGGGCTCTACCCGACGACTGGTACGCAGCCGGCCACGCGCCGATAAGGGACACCGCGGAGAGCGAGAAAGAAGGTGACGACCACCAGGAGGGGCAGGCAGCATGAAACGCGAGTTAATCATCCAGGTCATACGTGAAGTAGTACGTGGGCGCCCCATTGACGAGGTGGCCAGGTACACCGCAAGTCTTCCACTCAACGTCAGCCTGTCTGCGGTCCGCTTCTGCGAGGACAACGACTTAGGACTCTGGTTCGAGCTTCAGATACGGCATCGCAACGTCAGCGTTGTAGGCGAGCTGGACAACTTCATCCAAGACAGCACATCAGCAGTAGTTCAACGTAAGGGGGTCGAAGCCCCAGGAGACAAAACCAATGTCAAGTAGGAAGAGGATCGACCGGAAGAAGTATCTGGAGATCAGGGCAGCTATCAAAGATGCGGAGAGCACTCTCCATTACAAGTCCGATGAGGTTGCCGAGAGAACAGGGGTCGGCGTAACTACCGTGCGCCTGGTGCGTCGGTCGAAGTCGTGGCCTAACTACCAGAAGCTCAACGCCGCATACACGGCCGCGCGCCAAGCTAACAAGCAAGGCCGCCCGATGGCTGGTGTACGTCCTGGAGCTGAGCTACCTGAAGAGCGCATGACCATACCTAAAGGCACGGCTGTAGTAGCGGTGAGCGCGTCAGACCTGGCCGACTTCAAGAAGCGACTGAAGGCACTGGAGGACTGGCACGACTCCTGGCAGCGAGACGTTGAAGCGCTCGCTGAGAGGGCACTAGACGAGTTCCTTGCTAAGGAGGATCCGGCAGAAGCCCCGACGCCTATCCTGCCAGAGCCAGCACAACCACAGCCTAAGACGAAGCGCTTCGGCATCTTCGGAGGACGTCGGTAGATGGCCACCTCTAACAAGGAACTCAGCGGGTTCGCCATAGTGGTCGGCATCATCGCCTGCGTCCTGGCCGTTACGTGGTTCGGCTGGAAGATGTTGCTCGTGCTGTTGCTCTTTGGCTGGGCGAACAACCTAAGCCAGGAGGACGACCGGTAATGGCTGGAACTAGATCAGGTGGCCAGAAGGCCGCAGCGAAGAACCTCGCCAGTGACCCTGACTTCTACCGGAGGATCGGTTCTAAGGGTGGCCGCAACGGTAGGACTGGAGGCTTCGCCGCCAACCCCGAGCTGGCTCGCATCGCTGGTGCTAAGGGTGGCCGTATTAGCAAGCGACCACCAGACGCACCGACTGGAGGCAGGAAGAAGAAGGTCTCCGACTACGAGAAACTACGTAACCACCTGAAGGAGGTGCTATGAGTTCAACGACATCAAGTTCAAGCAGTGGGGGTATCGGCTTCGTCGGGCTCCTGACGATCGTGTTCATCACGCTCAAACTAATCGGGGTCATCCACTGGTCGTGGTGGTGGGTTCTGTCGCCGCTATGGATCACAGCTTTGGTCGTAGCCGCGATCCTCGTGATCGGCTTCGGCATATACCTGATAGCTAAGCGCTAGCACCTAAACATCAGCAACCGTCGCGTGCCGGTCGCACACGAAGACGAGCGAGTCTATGTCGTGCCCGAGCTGCCGGATGGCGCAGGGACGTACAGAGCGGTGGCTCTCGATGCAGTAGTGACGATCCAGGCCGCGCGACTCCATGTACTTGATTACAGCGTCCTTCAACGGCTCCCTCTGCTCGATAGAGCGGCGGGATGGCCGGCGGCCGTGAACCTGGGAGATCCAGCGCTGCACAGTACGGACGCTTCTAGGGATACCCAGCTCGGCTTGTATGAAGTCAGCGGGATAACCATCAGCGCCCATGTCGATCGCCTGCGCTCTTAGCTCAGCTAGGCGTTGTCGGTCGTAGGGGTCATTCATCAACGATCAATTATAAAGCACCAAGGAGGTGATATGAAAACAAATCAACAAGGGTTCATCGAAGAAGCGATGATGGTAATCATGGGTATATTTTCGGTGGGTCTCATTTTACTGCTTGTACTCGCACCATTTATCAAGTGGCAGCCATCAGAAGACCTGGTGTCGGGCATCGTCTACAACAATACGAACAATAGCTGGCCAAACGGTAACACGAGCTTCAGCATCCGAGCATCAACGGACACGTACGTTAACGCCAAGAACGAGAGTTCTTACTGCCTGCCGAAAGGATCGCCATACATCCCGCTCGTAAAAGAGGCCGCAGCCAACAAAGATGTCAAGGTCGTAGTGACCACCAAGAAGGTTTTCAAGCTTGCCTCGCCGTTCACCTGTGTCGACAACGTCGTCGTAACTCGTGAGTCGGCAGCGAGGAAGTGATATGAAGGTAGTGTCCTACCAGTTGCTCTCGTGTGACTCGCCAGGAAAACTACAAGGCGAAGTCCAAAAGGCCCTAGACGCAGGATGGCAACCATACGGTGGTCCCTGCACGGCAATTACGGCGGTTGCTGGTGCGCGTGGGATTCCAATCGCGGGTCAAGCGTTTACCCAAGCTGTAGTGAAGTACGACGAATAACCTGCGCCGAACAATGCGGAGTACATTACGCCAGGACCGACCAACGCGACAGACTGAGTGTCGCCAAGTTGGCACTTCGTACAAGCTACCTTTTAGGACCCATCCTACAGAGGTCGCGCGTCGCACCTTAGCAACACAACACATACACCGGTCTGTCAATTAGTTGAATTACGTGACAGGCCGGTCGGAATGTGGCCTAGTTAGCTCACCAGACCATGAAGTGGCAGTCTTGCCAAACTGGCTGGTTCGAGGGAGTTTTCCACAGGTAGTTTTTACGGACGTCCGTAAAAACTCGTGGCTCGCACTAGGCATCGTCCTTTCACATATCAGCTCGGCTCCGAAGCCTAAGTCTTACCGGAGCCAACTGGACGATGCCTTGTGGGTGTCATGACCCACTAACAACTAAATAAGGAGGCATATGAGCAACTTGAAAAAGTCCTGGATCGCTTATGCAGTCGTCGTGCTAGCGGCTGTCGCACACTTCACGGCGAGCGATGCTTATTGGGAGACAGTCTTCCTCGCAACCGAGTGGATTGCGCTAGCGATCCAAACCTTCTATGTAACAAGGTACTGGCGGGAGGCGCTGCGGTGAACAACGACTACACCGACCCGGCAGTGAAGCTCGTTGGTAGCGCCGTGATAATCGTGGCCGTTCTCGCTCTGTTCCTCGGTGCTGCCTACTGGTTCGCGATCGGTCAGTTTGATAGCCAGGTGCAGTACTGCCACAAGACTAAAACATATATAGCAGTCCGAGACTGCAAGGAGGTGAGATGACATTTGCAAGAACAGTGATGGTGACTTTAACGCCCGTGGAGTGCGCAAGCTGTGGTTGCCACTTCGGTATAGATGAAGCGATGCGCCAAAGACGCTTAAGCGATCACAATGGTTTCTACTGCCCGAGCGGGCACCGTAACCACTACGCCGGTGAAAGTGACGCCGAACGACTCAAGCGTGAGAAGAAGAAGCTCGAAAACGATCTCTGGTTCGCCGAGCATAAGGCTCAACGTGCGAAGACAGCGCTGGCAGCGCAAAAAGGTCAGTTCACCAAGTATCGCAACCGCATAGCAAAAGGCGTATGCCCTTGCTGCAACCGTTCGTTCCCCGATGTAGCTCAGCACATGGCAAGCCAACATCCAGGCGAAGGCATCACAGAGCCACCCGAGTACTCCTCACCAGAGGGACACGCGGACAAGCCACTGCAACGAGACGACAAGATTTCTTGGCGAGGTAGGTCGGGGATCTTCGTTCGCTACGCCAAGAGAAGCAAGAAGACCAAGATGGCCGTGGTGATGCTTGACGGTTACGCGAGCCCTGCGTACAAGCCAGCCAGTGAGATCAAGAAGGCTGGTGATGCCGACTGAGCGCGAACCAACCTCGGTACCGTTCAACCTGCTAGAGGCCTTCGACAACCGAGAGCCGACCAACGAGCAGATCGAGCACGACCTTCGCGTCCTGGCCGTGACACGTAGAGCCCTGGAGGCTTGCGGCATTGCCGTCAGGTGGGACA